ATGTCTACACTCGAAAAAATCAAGAGCTACACGCCACCAACACTCCATTGTGGCCGCGAAACCTATATTAGTTTTAATGCGTACGATCCGGCTGAAGGTCGGATGAAGCGCAAGAGAATAAAACTTAATGCTATCGAGCCGAAACAGCGGAAAAAGTACGCCAACGACTTAATCAAGAGACTCACAGAAAAACTCATCATGGGATGGAACCCATGGATAGAAAAAGAAAACGGCACAGCGTATATGCTGTTCCGTGACTGTTGCGAGAAATACCGGCAATACATTGATAAGCTGCTAAAGGATGGGACATACAGATATGAGACACATAAATCGCTCGCATCTTACCTGAAGAACATGATGGACTGGAACGATAAGAGACTTATCCCCATTACCTACATATATCAGTTCGACAAGGATTTTTGCGTTCAATTCCTGGATGAAATTTATATCAATCGTGATAATACCGCATTTACTCATGATAATTACCTCGGGTTCCTCAGACAGTTTGGTCATTGGTGTTGCCAAAAGAACTTTCTAAAGACTGTGCCTACGGAAGGATTATCCGTATTAGGACGTGGGGCAAAGAAGAAAAAAAGGAAGACTATCGAGCCACACCATCTGAACATGATACATGATTATCTCGAGCAGAAGAACAAACACTTCTTACTTGCCAGCTACATTCTATATTACTGTTTCATCCGACCGGCCGAAATGGCCCGCCTTAAAATCGGAAATATCAATCTGGCCAAACAGACAATTTATATAGAGGATACCATTTCAAAGAATAAGAAAGACGGAACAATCACCTTACCAGTTAAGGTTATACACCTCATGCTTGACCTTGATATTTTTTCGTCACCATCCAACTACTATTTATTTTCTGATGCATTTATCCCAGGAAAGAAAAAGGTCTCAGAAAAGATATTTCGCGATTATTGGGCAAGGTATGTCAGGAAGGATTTGAATTTACCTGATACTTACAAGTTTTACAGTCTGAAGGACACCGGTATCACTGATATGTTACGGCACCAGGATGTGTTAAGCGTTCGTGATCAGGCGCGGCATAGCAGCATTCTGATGACAGACACATATACCCCACACGACATCCAAAAAGCCAACGAAATTATCAAAAGTTATGAGGGGGATTTTTAATATAATTTTGATGATGTTACGCACTCGAGACATCATTAAAACTAAACAAAAATGGAAAAGAAAATAAACATTGACTCTCTTAATATCGCAGATATAATCAAAAGAATACAGTACAATGAAGAGGAAATATTAGACATTATAGAAGGTCTCTCTGAAGCAGCCAGCGCTCTTTGTTACTATGAAGAAAAGTCACAAAGTATTAAAGCTGTAGTTGATTCGCAGAAGATTTTATGTGAATTATTGCGCATAGAATTGTAGTAAGTAGAAAACGGGTAGAAACAGACAACTTGTAGCCTTGTTTCTACCTATTTTCTACCACGACTTTAACATATAGCATAATACCTTGATTTTATGGAATTGTGCAAGTTCCGGCAGAACTTAGGACAGCTGGACTGAAGGTTTCCTTCCTGAACTCAGACGGGAAACCGGAGTCCTGGAAGTATCAGGGAGGTTCCTGGGCTGTTGCCAACTTCATTCAGGAATCTTCCGGAGGGAATAAGATACTAACGTGGAAGACTGATGCTGCGACTACACGTAACCAAGTTCCAATCAATGAACGTAAAGAAGGATTAGAAATTTCCTATAAGAATGAAGAAAGGAACTGGGTAGCAGAGAAATATGTTGGTACCAGCTTCAGCGATGATAAATGGGGAGTTGATTATAATTGGAATCAAGATGGAGCAATATCAGGATTTTTGAATATTGCGTATCAGTCTATTATAATTGGTTATAAGCCATATACAACTAATGTCGTCATATCTCACAGACAATTTGTTTCTAATGAAACAGATAATAATGGATATAAAAAAATAAATTTGGCACATCCTATTGAAACAGGATATTTTAAGATTGGATTTTTCGGAAATCTTAATTCGCATTTATTGAATGCAAACTTGTATGGCGTCACCGAAGATGGAGAAGCTATACTATTATATGGACAAATTCAGTCTCAAAACTTATTAGATGCTGTCAACCAGTTTATCTCTGTAAGAGCGATAAAAAGATTCACATCATTATCATTGACAACCAATGGTGTAATTGATGATGTGAGTGCAAGAATTGTTACTGTTCAGTCTGAAGAGCCAATTACAGAAACGATTAAAAAGAATTACAGCTCTTTAAAGCAACAGTTACTCGTAAAAGAAAAGACATATACATCTAATAATTTAATATTTACTGCGGGTACTTACGTTGATAAGGATGGTGGTATAAAACAAAATAAATCGTTAGGTATTTCTGAAGAAGTTACTTTAAATAAAGGAGATTTTGTTAGCATACATTTTACAATGTATAGTTTAGATGCAAATGGTATTTCACTTCTATCAAAAAAGGATGATGATGGTAGTTATACTCCAATTATAATATGCACTCAGAATGGCCCAGAGCAAACTATAACAGGCATAGTTCAAGAAAGTGGTATCTATGTATTCTGTAAGCATTATTATCAATCACTATATGCTGTTACTGTTACCAATTCAGATAGATTTAAAGAGTTTGTATCTAGCTATGTTAGTGTGAATGGATTAAAAAATATAAAAATATGGCACATATTAGGGGATAGTTTTTCGCAATATCCCAATAATGGTACATATGTGTCGCAGGAAAACTGTTGGTACAGATTAATAGCAGCTAGAAACAATATGCCATTTAATGACGCAGAGCAGGTTCATGCGCAAGGTGGCAGAACACTGGCATATCACGAAACTTCCGATAAAAATACGATAGTAGAACGTCTTGACGAAATACCTGAAGATACAGAATTAATAACTATAATGGCTGGAGCGAATGATTGTTATGTTTATAACATAGATATAGGAGAATTTGATCCTTCTTCTATTCCATCAACTCCTCAGGAGTGTATAACTTTCTATAAAGGACTTGCTTACACATTTTATAAGTTGTTGAACAAATGCCCTAAAGCAAACATAATATATATCATTGAGCCACGAAATAAAAACTCTAATCCGTTTGTTTTTGATGATTATATAAAAGCGATTAAGACAGCTTGTTCACACTATTCTATTCCTTATATAAATCTTGCAGAAGAATGTGTTCAGCTACAGCCTTATATAGATTCAAAGCAAAAGATATATTACGTTTGGGCTTTAGATGGAACTACATTGGATGGAACACATCCAGGTACGGAGGGTCATAGACTAATGTCTTATTTTATCGAAAGTAAAATTTCACCCTATTTGAATCATATATAAAAAGGGGTAAGCCTTGCACCTACCCCCTAATCTTTCACTTTAAGTACTTGTATATGGTCCGAAGACCAATCAACAAAGTACACCAATCTAATCCTGTCAGTGCTATTCCAGCTACTATTGACTAACCAATGAGATAAAAAGTCACCAACACAAAGAGGAACTCGAATGTGTCCAGTAAAAAATTACCTACTTTCTGTAATTCTGGCTGGGCTATCCAGCGCCCAGCCTAATTTAAAACCTTCATAATATTAATTTTTTAATTATTAATTTATGCTTAATCTTATGCCAGGAGGGCTCTTATAAGGAAAGTGGTACAAATATAGATGATAATTATAAAAATTACAAAGTAGTTATCAATAAAAGTTATCCATCTCCTAATATGAGCTTTATTATAAGTCATATCTTTTTAAAAATAATAATCCTTCATAAGATGAGCCGTTTACTGTCATATTTCCTCCTAATAACGTATTAACCTCTACATCATCTCCAGCAGTTGGAGGTGCTGTATGTCCACCTGTCTCATAATGTCTCGCTTCGCAATAACAACCAGCATTTCTCATCATAGTTGTTATATAGTCTGTCCATCTTGGACTTGCAACTATATCATCATCACACAAGAAAAATTTTATAGGGATTTTTCTCACAATACCTAAATTTTCATACAACTCTTTTTCGGATTCATCTGAAAGTCTACTTGATGCAACCCAAATACTAAAGGTTTCTTTTGCTTTTCCTCCTGTCATTCCATTTATCAGCGGGTCATATCCACACCATTTATCAAAATTATCAAGAACGTACTGTTGCTCTTGTTCTGATGGAGGATTTTGACTTGTGAAAGTTGGTTTTTGTCCAATAAATCCAAACTTATCACACATTCTCTCTCTTACTTCTGCTGATTTTAAAGTAAACTGGGATTTCATCAAAGGGAAAGACGGGGAATAAACTATTTGAGCCAAAACGGGAATATCATTAAAGCAAGAAATTTGAGTTGTCATTAAAGTTCCCATAGAGTAGCCCATTGTAAAAACTCCATTTGTTGCGATATTATATTTCCCAATAACATACTTGTATGCTGCTAAAACACTCCTATAACATTGTGGCGTTCCATTATGGCCATTGGCCAATCCGTCTAAATCCCCTGGTGTCCCGTTTAGTCCTAAAAGCGCATAACCTTCGTTTAAGAATAAGTCCAAATTTAAATCTCCAACCCACGGTTTAGCTGTAGATGATATACATTTCCAACCTGTTCCATGACCACATATTATAAGTCTTGTTGGCTTTCCACTACGATTGTAATTTTCTGGCAAAACTAATACACATCTATCTTTTTGTAAATTAACAGAATCAGCAACAGATTCATTGCTATTATTAGTAGTTGCTATATTTACATCTACATCTACAAAAAAGTTTTCGTATCCACCTGAAGGTCTATCAGCATATCTATACTGCGTATCTCCTTGTATACCCTCTGCTAATTCAGCTAATAATTCTGTTATTCCCTTTTGTGAAATGGTTGAAGAAGTTGATTGTCCCTTACCTTGTTCTATTGTAGAAGAAGTCAATCCTAAAATAGCATTCTCTATCTTAGTTTGTAAATCATTTTTTTGTTTTGATAAGCTATTTGTCACTGCTTTTTGTGACATAACTTTATCTTCCGAATCGCCTTCTCCTTGTACAATTGCATTTGATATATCTATATCTTTAACAAGTGATTTTATATAATCTGTTAAATCCTGTTCGTATGATATAATATAATATGGAATCTGTTCATCTCCGCTAATACCATCTTCTAAAACCATAAAAAGCTGTGGGTCTAAACTTTGCAAAAAAGTTGGATAAGCAAAGTATCCGACAGGATTAACAGCTTCTTGAGGAACGGTTACTGAATTTGTATTTACTCTTAATAGAAGACTACCATCGCCATTGTTATCAAATACTCTTATATTAGAAACAGCCCAATCACTTAAAGTACCTGCTTTAGAATATCTTTTATAAGTTTTACCAGCTTCTAAAGGTATTAATACTGTGTTGTAAGAAGAACTAGATGTCCATACACCTGTATCAGATATGATTTTACCTACATAAGTATCATCATTTGGATTGAATAAGTTATCCGTCCTCGTTAAAATTTTCTTTACCGTTACTAAATCTAATTCTTTAATAGAATTGTTAGTATTTTCTATTTCTTCTGATACATTATTAATCGAATTTTGTAAATCTTTTATTGCAGTGTATGACACAGGTGGAATATACGATTCTGGAGCAGCTTCTTCTGTAAACATGTATTTATCCTTTGTTGCTCGTTGAAGTGCTGCAAGATATATATAAGGATTTTTTGCATCTGATGGAACAGTTATTGTATCTCCATTAAATACTTGCAAAAAACCGGTATCATCAAATAATCTACAATTAGACGAAGCCCAACTATTTCTTTGTGTATCAATATATCTGTAATAAGTCTTCCCTGCTTCTAATTTAACTCTGCATATCTCATAAAGTGTACTAGCTGTAAATTTTTCATTTTCATCTACTGTGTATGGAGATAACGCATCCTTTATAAATAAATTGCTACTAAATACAGAGCCCAAGCCTATCGTATTTCTAAATAACTCATATTTGTTTGTAAGATTAGATTCTATAGCTTCTTTTTCTAATTTACAAAATTCATTTGCACCGACCTGCTCAAAGCTACTAACCGCCCAGGAACCGCCGCTGAACTCCCATTTCTCCGTATTTCCGGACTCATTCAGGAAACTAACAGTCACTCCACCCGTCCTAAGTTCTGCCGGAACTTGCGCAATAGCCCCTGCAAGGTCATAGCGGTTGGTGCCATCAGTACCGGATGTCGGATGATTAACCGACACATTATATTCCGTAGTTCTATTATTTATTTTTTCGTCTATCCCATTAAATCCTTTGGTAACTGCAGCTTGGGACATAACTTTATTTTCAGAACCGCTACCAGTGCCTGTTTCCTGGACTAAAGCTATTTCGCCCAAGCTAACACCATCCGCTCCATCGTTACCTTTAGCAGGTTTCCCGGTATCTAAACCATTAATGTACCAGTTCCCGTTTTCCCCGATTGTGGGTGCTATATCAATATTGCCTTCTCCCAATACTGAAACTCCGTTAAGAGTCTTAATATTTTTACCGCTCTCAAGTTGTTCCTGAGCTTGTTCCCATTCTCCATCTTTCTGGCCGTAAAGATTACCATCTTTAGGAGCGTCAATATTTATCCCATCTTCTTTTATTTGTGCCACGTATGCCAGCAGTTCGTTTGTCTTTTCGACATCAAAATTTATAATTCCTTTTCCCATATTAATTTTTCTATTAAGTAAGACAATTAGCAAACCATACTCCACCAGTACAGAAAAACATCCATAGTTGACCGTTCGCAATTTCTACACTGTCATGCCATCCGCCATTACCGAATTCATTGTTACCTTTAATACTTAACCCGTTACCTGACACGGTAATGTTTCCAAGTCCGGATTTCCTTATCCATATAATTTTATCTTTTTTCCCTAGATTATAAGGCAGATTAAGTGTTATATTTCTGTCCGAAGTGGATATTATCACGTCATCTCCACTGGTCAGTGTCTCGGATGACGATGTCGGCCTGACATTCAGGGCAAGTCCGCTTATTTTGATATTCTCAGAATCACGGGCTGTCATCTGTACATTACCATAACTTTCTATAGCTTTGCCATACCCTTTAGCATTACATGTGACATGTATTGCTGAAGGATCATCCTCATGTCCACCACCGGTAAATATGTCTATAGCGGAGCGTTTCTGCGACCGTATTTGCATAAACGGGCCGTTCGAAGTCGGATTTTCATTTATCCGGAACGATTCGTTTGTATCAACATTTATAATAATGGACGGAGATGTTTTATTATTATCAGAATAATTGTACGATAGCCTACTATTCTCAATTTTAAATCCACCGATGTATCCGGCATTTGCGTTAATTGTACCGGTTACATTAACTTCAGTCAATGTGGAATTGGATATAGTAGCTTCTTCAACATTAATCTTTTTGAATGTACCTTCAGATATGGTAGCGTTTCCGGCATATATATCTCCAGCAAACAGACTGTTAACATTAATCAAGGAAGTATTGATTACACCGCCTTTTATTATAGTCCTACCGGCAAGAGCTTCACTTACAAGACTCTCCAATCCGTCATACCCCAGATATTGTGACATGCGGTCGTTCACCTGTTCTACAAAGTCAAGTGCATCATCAAAACTTGACATACCGCTACCACCAAGCACTTCAATAGAACCTTCTACGATAAGTCCCTTGGAAGAAGAATATCGCAAATACCCTTTTTCTCCTTTACGCCCAACTCGCAATACTAATTCCTTTGCTACAGAATCATAATACACTGTATAGATTTCTTTTCCTGACAAAGAATAAGAATTGATTCCTTGGTAGAATGTCAAATAAGGTGCTCCGTCTCCACATGCAGAAAGTACAATTGCACTTTGCCTGTCGGGGTCTTTATCATTACCAAGTTGCACAATTACATCTCCTGCTTGCGGAATATCGCTATCATTATCATAGTCTACAGAAGATAAGTCTATGTAATTATCACCTATTCCGACCACTTTACGCCACCAGTAATGATTACTTATGCCCTCATGCACTCCAGATTTTATGTTAAAAGTCTGTGAACGCACAAAATCACCCACTTTAAATAGGTTTTCTACGGCCGTATCACCATCATCTGTAGAGAAGTAACAACGATATACATCAGGAAAATAAACTTCATCACCATTGAAGAAATATCCTTTATCTCCGTCAAGGAAGTATGCTTCCTGATCTAACTGTTCTACATTTATGATAGTAGCCCGTGCGCCAGAAGCATTGAATAAAAATGATGCCCCACCAAGTTCTGTTTTCAAAATCTCAAGAATCTGGAAAATCGCTTTTTTTCGCACAAGAAACTTATCAACTTCACAATACGAAGAACCGTCTTCATTTTTCTTGAGGGTAAAACCTGCCCCCATTGGGCCAGTGACAAAATCCGGAGATTCAATAAATGGTGCAATTATACCACCAAGTATCTCAAGAAGAAATTCCGTCTTGTCATTGCGGTCCTTACGCAACAACTTTCTCAGCTCTTCTTCCAGCGTTTTAAAATTATTAGCAATGTGACCAAAGTTACGCTCCCACTTTAAACGCACATCACGCCCGGTATCATTCTGGCCATTCCATGGAATGATATTTTCAAAATCAACTTCGAACTCTGGAATAAAATATTGTGTCTGTGTCGTGTATTTATATGTCATGAGAATTCTAATTCTTGTCCGTTAAACTCCATAAGAAGTGGCTGCCAGCAGCTTTTTTCTTCATACGTATCCATATCGCGGTACCGTAGCATATAATCCGAAAAACGGTTACGTTCAGTCCGATTACCAGGAAGGAGCTGAGCATGAAGTACCGTTACTGGCCCGTGTGATTTATCCTTGTCATACGAATAAGACATAAAGCTGAAGGAAAAACTTTTTCCAGCTCTGGTCAGTTCGTGCATTTCTTTTATGGCTTCATATATTTTCATAGGGCAAATTTATTCAGACATATAAGCAGAAAAAAGGACATAAAAAAACTGCCGACCTTCACAGGCGGGCAGCCAAAAAGAACTATTTGAAGTGGGATTTATATAAGAAATTTATGAGTAAAACACATGGAATAAATAGCCAGAACCACGCACAGACAAAAGGCTTTTTATCAACTGACTTAGCTGAATTCAATTCAGAAACAGACTCCGTAGAAGTACTATCAACAGAAATATTTTTATCACGAATCAGCGATGTGCTATCGCGATTGTAAGACTTATCGTGTACCAATTCTGTTTCTTTACTTAGTATAGGTGAAGGGTGACCAGAAGAGTCATTCACTACCTGATAATCTCGTATTACTATACGGAAATTATCACGCCATGTTTGTGATAACCCAGATAACGACACATGATCATCTAAAGCGAAAGCCTTATTCTCAGTCTTAATGTCAGTTACATTCTGAATTGATTCATCCAGCCGTGCCGTCCGGCACGACTGGAGTATCAACCCTAACATAACCAACAAAACAAAACCAGTACAAATGACAAATAAGATATTACTTGAGTCAATCTTTTTCATGATGTAATAAGTGCAGCCTTAGCTCGAGTTAAATGTTCACCACGGTCTTCCAAGCCATTGTATCCACCGTTAATTTTTTTCGTGATTTTCATCAGCTGGTCACGGTCGGCCAGTTCATTCAGCTTATTGCGGTGCCAGAACCATCCGGCCACCAGAGAAGCGAGGTCTGGCTGCTCTACCCGTTCAGGGTGGTGCAACAGATCATACTCATGGTTGGTATATTCGTCGAACAGTTTATAATTCGTACGGCCAGTAAGCTGAATAAGGCCACGCCCTTTGAAACGAGGTCCATCACCAGGCATCACGTTACCCAAGTCTTTTCGGCCTTCGTATGCTTCTCCGGAAGCAATTTCACGTACATAACGGAGTGAACCACTTTCATGCGCGATTTGAGCAAGGAAATGCGCCTGACGCATCGGAGTATCAATTTCAAATGTGGCCATCGTATCGTTCAGATGCGGCAAGAACTTGTCGATATTGGCATCTGTCGCAAATGGCATAATCTTTTTAAGGGTTGTTTTGTCCATCGTTAATATTCTTTTTAAGTTTATACCGATAAGTGTAATCAATGCCGAACAAGCTGCCGGCGAATGTACTCACCTCTCCATAGGCTATTAATACAGAACTGTGTATCTCACCTACTGGAGGTGTCCATAAACCCATTATCAGCATTACCATGCCGCTAACCGTAAGGAATGCGGCCATGGCAAGCTGTATTGTCATTTTTTTATTTTGCATATATATCTGTGTTTGTGTTATTGCAAAATTACTCGAGAACCGCCCGATAAAAAAGGACATCAACGGCTGGCATTTTTCTCGAGCATCTCCAGCCTTTTAATTCCATCCCTAACGGAACGGACGTTAACCGTAAGGTCTTTTGCAGCGATGGCAGACAGATGTATGTTGGATTTTTGAAGTTCTTTCGCGATAATCTTAATCCAGGCAAGAATCTCAGAAGAAGAAAATCCCCCATTATCCACCTGAATAGGGTTAGTCGTATCATCTGTATATCCACCCGAATAACGCCCGCTCCGGATACGAACCTGCTGGAGTATCTGTGTCGTATTCAGCATACCGATTGTTCCATTTTTCTGCGCTATGTCAAACACATCCAGGAACTGTTTTACGTGCGGGTTGGCCACGCCTTCATGATTTGTCACGAATTCATTCTTGTGTACCGGGATAACTCCGGCCACATCATGCGAATCGCCTTTAGCCGTATAACCCTGAACGTAGTCATCTGAGTAACCACCGGTGTAAAGACCCTTCAATTGTTCTCTTTGGGCATTTGCCACTGCAAGTTGCATTGCTCCCTGAGCTGCGGCAATAGCTCCATAAATAGGTCCCAAAATAGGCCCAAGTTCCCATGCCGCCATGATAGCTACCGCAGTTTTTGCAATAATATCCAACACATTCATCGCAAACTGCTTGTCTGCATACTTTTTCTTCACATTCAATATTTCCCGTTCTTTCTGTTCTTCAAGCTCGGTAGTATCCTTTCCTGCCTTTTCGGCAACTTCTATTTGCTTGTCGTAACGGTTCTCAATCTTAGAAATCTCGCTATCCTGCATAGCAGACATTAACTGAGACACAGATCCAGCAAGCTGGCTTATTGTATTCAAAGCTGTTTTACGTATTTGTGTACGCTCCTCTTCCTTCTGTCTGTTTATTTCAGTTAGTTTATCTTGGTATTCCATTTCGGAAATAATACCTGCGTCATGGAATGCTTCAAGAAGCGCCAGCTGGCCATCAAGACTTTGTTTATATTTGTCAAGAGCGTAGGTATCTTCAACCGGGTCTTCTTCCTCGATGATTTCCATCTGACGCTCCTGAGGCTTCACTGGCTGCTGGTTAGCCAGTTTATTTGCATACAGTCTGTTGGCTTCAAAAGTCATAGCAGATAGAATCTGCTGGTCAATCAAAGAAGCGTCCATCTTAGCTTCAGCGTATAACTCACGCTTCTTGCTAAGGTATTTAATCTCCAGGTCATATAACTTCTTCTGGTAGTCTTCTTCTTCAACCAAGCCCAGTGCGTGCTGACTGCGAAGGTCCTTCAGCTGTTGCTCATATTCTTGTTTAGCCTTGCCTACCTTATCGTCCGTCTCATTTAATACCGGTTCCGTAAAGATGTCCTTACCTTTAGGTATTTTATTAATAATTGCTATCAGCTGATTTTTCTGGTCAAGTAATTTAGTAAGTTCGGCTGCTTTTTCATCTGTATCATTATCTAAAGCGCGTATAAGGGCTGCTTTTTGAGCCTGGTTTATGTCACTTCTCGATTCGATAATCTTTTTCTGCTCAGCATAATATTTACGATATGCTATTGTTTCTGCGGACAACTTATCTTCAATAATCTGTACTTCAGATTGAGCATCTTCCCTCAACTGACTAAGCTGACGCTTATTAAGCGTATCCATATTTTTAGCCCTATCCTGAACCGAGCGCAAAGAATTCATCTCATCTGCATTCTGCTGCAAAGCATCGTTCAATTTTTTTTGCGACTCCGTAGTTTTGTCCGTCTCATCACGGAACATGGAAAAATATGTAATTGCAGCTGTGGCACCAGAAATGACAAGGCCCCAAGGACTTGCTTTTGTGGCCTTGCTGAAAAGATTGGTTGCCATGGTAGCCGCTTTTGTGGCCACGGTGTATGCTTTTTTTGCTAACGTCGCACCATTCACTACCAGTACATAGGCCGCGATGGCAGAAGTGACCGTCACTATTACACGTTTGTTTTCCATCAGTACAGACACAACGGCACTCAGTCCCTTCACTGTAAGGGAACCGGTGGATACCATGTACTTCATGACGGGGAGCAGCTGCTCTCCCAACTCTACGCGAATATCGGCAAAGCGTTTTTTGGCTTTGTCTAAATCTGCCTGCACAGTGGAGTTTTGTACGGAAAATTCGTTAACAACAGAAGTTCCCTCTATAAATGCCTGGTTGGCTCCCAGCTGTTCCTTACGTACCTTTTCCACACTTCCGGCAAGGGCTGAAATCACGCTGGCAGCTTCCGCTCCGGAAAGGCTCATCTTGTCAAGAACCGGGGCCATCTTATCCATACCGCCCATACGATTCAGGGCTTCCAGGAAGGTAAGTACCGCTTCATTCACGTCTTCACTCATCAGTTTGGTGAACTCTTCCACCTGCAGTCCGGCCAACTGGGCGTATTTGGATGGTTCCTGATACAGTTTAAGAATCAATCCGGAAAGTGCCGTAGAAGCCATTTCCGAGCGAAGCATATTCTGGTCAAGAGCCGAAGCAAATCCCATGATGTCGGTAATTGCCATGTTAGCCTGTTTTCCGACACCACCCATACGGGCGGTAAATTCAACCAGGTACGGTTCTGCAGCTGAAGAATTCTGTGCTACAGAATTGACTGCAGATCCGACAGCCAGCATATTCTCTTTCAGCGAACGGTCGCCGGTTCCGAACATATCGGCCAGCTTACCAATCTGGGTAATGGCCTCTTTACCCAAGTCCTCACCCAAGGCAACATTAATCATGTCGGCCGCTTCGACGAATTCCTTCACTCCTTCCTTGGTAGAAATACCCAGTTTCCCGGCATCCCCTGCCAGCTCGTTCAGCCGTGTACGGGCCGTACGGGTATCCATCTGCTTGAACTCCTCGTTCAGCTCTTTCACTTCATCTTTAGTCAGTCCGGTATATTTGATAACCTGCGACTGGGCTTCCTCCATTTCGGCGTATTCATTCACACAGCTGCGCATGGTCAGCGTGATACCGGTTAATCCGGCAATCGCGCTGGCCGCTATGGCTCCGTATTTATTGAAACCATCGGTCAGTTTAGACAGGCTGAAACGAGTCTCATTTGCCGTACCACGAAGTTCCTTTATCCGGTTATTGACTTCCTTCAGCTGTTCGGAATACTGTTTGTACAGTTCCGTGTTGGGGTTTAGCTGGCGAAGAATTGCGTTTAAATCCTTCTGTCTTTTTCCCAAATCACGCAACGACAAGTCGGTCAATCCTATCTCCTCATAAAGGTTATCGTATTCCTGCTGCAGCTGCTTGAGAACATTAGCCTGCTGCTTATATTCTTCCGAAGTCTCACCGAATTGTTTTTTTGTCTTCTGGAGTTCACGGTTGGCCGACCGCATTCTTTCCTCCAGTTCAATCATTTTCTGCCGTGCCTGGTCTTGCTGTATCACAATCTCCAGCTGCACCCTATCAATTTTCAAGCTCATATCGTGTTATTGTGTTTGTGTTAATCATCAACTATCCAGCCATCGGCCATTATCCAGCCATACGCCGCCGTCACGCCATTTCCCATCTGACAGAATCCACCGCTGTTCGACCTCCGTGTCAGAAATTGAAGCAGGATAGAACGTTCCGGTCCATGCTTTAGTACGTCCGTTCGGCCCTATGGTGTATTCTATTTCCTTTGCCAAATAACGTCGGTTGAATATCTCGAATACAGAACTGGCCGGATATAAATTGCTATCATAGCAAGTTATCTTTATCGCGTTTTTCCGGTCTATCTTATACGCATTGCTGTAGAAATACTTCTCCATTTCAACAAGGTTGAATGTCGGATAATCAGAAGGGAGCGTAGCCGGCCAACTTGTTGTAGGGAAAAATCGGTCAATAAATGCCAACGGATATGAGTTAGCAGGCATCACACCTATTTGAACAGGATTAAGTCCTCTAAAAAAGGCCAGGAAAATATTAGACTTGCTTTCTTTTTTTTCGGAAAGATTATTCACCATGTTGTGAATCGAATCGTAAGTGGTTTCATCCGGTTCATCATCCGAAACTGATACGCTAGGAATGTAATATTGACCAAAATAAAATTCACTCGGTTCAATACCTTCCATGTAAAATGCCCGTTCAGTCAATTCAGCAGGAACAAATTCCAACTCCAATTCGGACTCTGCATTTTCGCGTACCAAAGACGCCAGTTCATCTACCATTTCCAAATGAGACATTATACCACTACCTTCCAGATAGATAATTTTTCTGTTCTCCGACTTATAATCAAAAATCGTGTCCGTCACCTGATTTTCCGGTTTCCCAAAGAATGCAAATAATCCATCATCTATGACTTTCGTCTTAGCCGCTTCTTTTACCACATCCGGAAGGCATCGCATTTTATAATACTCGGAAGATGGTAACTTATATTTTATCGTAGAATTAACCGCATCCGACTCTTCCTCTTCTTCTACCTCGACCGTGTAAGCATCAACTACATTCTGCAAGTGCACATTACGAACCTTAGGAAGATAAGATACGTTAAGAAGAAATGAGACTTTTTTGGTACGATGGTCTATCAAAAAAGAGCCGTTAAACATGGTTTCTATATTCTGCAGGAAATCCTTAGCCGTCCACCCAGGTAACATTTCATTCCATTTGTATGTTTCGCATACATGTACAATATAGACACTCTTATATGGAGTATCCTCTATGGCATTATATTCAAGTGTATATCCCAAAGCCTTCAGCAGTTCACGCATGTATGCGCACAGATAAGGCTGCGGGATATAATCATAAGGCTGAATGTTCTCCTTTTGCACGATGTATCCGGCATAAGGATTATTAATATCGTTATTGTAGAGTCTGTACAGCCAGATATTTTTATCCACCTGATGCAGGCTGTCGTATGTCATCATCAGGTTATAATCTACATCAGGGTATGTTTTTTTGACATAATCAGTAGAGACAGAACCGTTCACCACCGGGTTTGTCTCTTTCATCTCCAACGTAGAAATCAGTTCATCGGAACCAACAAAATAATTTAACTCGGAATTACCAGACACCAACTGAATGCTAACTCTTTCATCTGTCCAACCAGTGATAATCTCCGTACCGTTCAGATACACCCTGTTGTCGGCCACCAGTACGGCCTTTCTTTTAGTTGCCGGACGGTCGGTAATGTTAAGTCGGTTCAAAAAACCGTACAGCTTTGCATTCTCCGGAACAAGAAGAGACAGTTCAATGTCATACGTATATTCGCCGTTTTTGGTGAAGAACGCATTTTCCTGCTTTACGGTAATGGAAAACTCTGAAGGCAGCACAACCGCAATACCATCTATGTATAAATTAGTCATAGTTTGTGAATTTAAGTCCCATGGAAAGCCCGTTCAACCCTCCGAATATCTGATACTCCCATTCAATCTTATAAGATTCTTCAGGAATAATATCAACACAATCACTCTCCGCTCCGCGCAAGAAATCACGAAAAACAAGCATGATATGCTGAAGTTCACTATAAAGTGCCAACTCACCTTCCTCATCCAACTGTCCAGGGGAAACACGCTGGCATACGAAGATGAAAGCCTGCTGAGAATCTTTCGCATTATCGGATTCACCGACCGCCTGCGCATCCGGATAACTTACACACAAACATACACCGGATTTATTTTGCAACTTTTTGGTCATGTGCGACTCGTTCACCGAAAGTACGATGTGTTCTATCTTATTTTCCAACTCCTGATTGGTTTCATATACCAGCTCGCTGATATATTCACGAAAAGCCTTAATATCTATCATAATACTCTGTTGTTGTCCGGATCAGCGAAGCGGAAAGAGAACTCCACCGTCTTCAGCACATTTTTCCGGAAATCACGTTCGAAATTATTAGCCGTAATCACAATATCATACCAGGTGCCATCCACCAAAATCTGCACCTGTTGCGCACCAACGAAATCATGCCATAACTTGTAATCCGCCTGAAGTAATATTGCACCAGAATTTACCGTATATTCATCTGATGGGTTTACCACAAACTTACGCTCGACACCCCACATGTAGCCCGTTTCACTGTCATCTGAACCCTTCAACACCATGGAGCCAACCGCACATACCGTCTCCGGCACATCAAACATATTCAGGAAACGGAAAACGAACTTCTCGGTGTAAGATGTACGGTCTACGTGGAATGTCATATTGCCAACCGAATATGAATAAAATTCCTTACCTGGGAATAGTTCCTGAATACGTGAATATGAAGCATCAAGCGTGCATATACCCCTTTCACCAGCATGTGTGTAAAGTGTACCAGAACTCACTTCCCCATTCACATCTGAAATAGTTACGTCAATTTTCTGACCGGATGAAAGGAAGAAACTTACATATTCATAACTACCAGGGCGTGATATTTTATCTTGAATTGTAGAAAGAACGCCCGGAGAATCTGCCGTTTTTTTCGAAGCAAAACGAGAAAACAGCACATAGGAATCAGCATCCTTAACTCCATTAATCAGGAAACTGAAAGTTCCTGATAGTTTCTGTTGAAAAAGAGTTCTACCTGTCGGCCACAAACCCCACAAAGCTTTTGCACAGAAACGGCCCAGCTTACGCACACGTACCTGGTATGCCGCATCCGGCACATACTCTTCAGACAGTATCGTCTGCCCGTTGAATTGCACCGCAAATGTGATAGTAGAATCCGTATCAATGATGTAATCGGGCATGTCGGCAGCCAGCTCGACAGCGCCCGGTCTTTGAATCACATTCATACTCTGAAATACTTATTTGTTTTAGAATTAGATGGTAGCAGGGGAATGTCTTCACCTGAAGTACCGTCACGTAACTTTCTCATGCGCTCCAGCCAGTCGGCCGCATCCGCCTCGAGCATGGCGGCCATCCGCTGGGTATCGGCCAGTGATGCCGGCTGTGAATCGGCCATCCCGTTTGCCGCATTGAACCCCTGCACAACCGAATAAGGGATAAGCTGAAGGGGCATTCTCCGCAATGCCACCGACATGGTAAGCAAGGCCAGTGCCTTGGACGCCGCATACCTTACATCAGATGTGGCAGATTCCAAAAGCGTTTCAAACCCTTCACCATAGGAAGGCGCCACGGTGTCAATCTGTACCTCACGAAGGAAGGGAAGCAAAAGAATATACATCCGCTCGGACTGTGATATAGGGAAATAAGTATCAAACTCACGTCCGGAACGAATCAGCAGGCCAGCCGCATTACGATACGCATCAGACTTCTGCCAATCTGCATCCTTTGATTCATTCAGCCAGCGAATCAATCGCTCCACCGCACTGTAATACGCCTGCAGGTGGATACTGTCATCACGGTCCAGCTGCCACTCCCAGGGGATTTTGTCGGTACCGTCGGAAGACAGCTTCACCTTGCGGCCACTGTCTTCATGACTGACATCGTTACGCTGGAAGTAATGCAGTGTGGCCAATAATGCAATAGGCCGCTGCACCAGCTGAACCAAACGCACCTGGTCGTTACCATCACCTTTCAGATAAGCATTTTCGGCCTTGTCGTATACAGCCCGTCCAATCACCTGGATTAATTCATCCGTAGCATCTTCGATGTCCATTTCTATGGCCGAAAAATCGTTACCGGCATAATAGTTGCCGGTCATCCGGCGCAATTCAGCTGCGCCCTGGTTATTAAGATTGAATATCATGGTTTTTAGCTGATTTTAAAATAGCATCTGCTTTTTGTTTATCATCCAATAACTTGAGCAATACCCGCAATAACTGGGTATTGTCGACCTCTTCAATACCGCCGAATACACCCGATTCCGCTACAGAGAACAGTATAGAGTTCATACCGAGCGACTGTTCCGGCGTGTTATCCTTCCCAGACGAAGTGAAGATGGAAGCAAAACATACTTCACAGCCATCCAGGATAAACGTACCATTGAACAGGAATTCGCAAAAGCTGGCCATCCAGCAATACACCCCCCATTTCAAGTAGTCAGGCATCCCAACAATATCCTTCGCAGCCCTGCCCAATTTCGACGAAGAAAACGGTATACGTTTACCGTCTTTTTTGCGCCGATATAAAATCGCACACAATGAATTAAGATAAGCCACATCATGTGTACGAGTGTATTCGTTCATCATGATTACGGCAAATCGGAATTCACCGAAAGTCAAATCTGCCCCATGCGATGCAGGGCCCCAGAACCCGGACCAGGAAGGAATCAGATTAACCGTTGAATCAAAAGTAAGGGCAATGGTATTTGTCTCTTCGTCTACCCTCCACTGCCAGTCCAATGTCTTGGCCAGCCTGTTCACCAACAAATAATAATCCTTCCGTTTCGATTTCAGGCCACGATGGCGAAGGACGTAACGACACCACAAGCGTTTGACATCAGTCAGGGAAATCGCCTTAGGTGTCAATATCAGAAGCATACGCAGCTTCAGGAGGTAAGCAAATTCAGCCGGCTGTACCTCTTCCCAGCATTCAGGGAATTCTATATCCTGTTTCATCGTCATACCTGGTTTGTGGCCCGACTGGAGGCCGTTACATTATCTTCTTTGTTAATCACTTTTCGGTATATCCCTAAAAACAAATCCTTTTTATCCGGGAAATTGATATGAATGGCGTCATTAATCGCTTCCAGGCATACGTCTTCAGGTATCTGCGTATCCGCACCGTAGAACAGTTTGAGGGCATAGAGCATCTGAGAGCCGGAATCACCCTTCCCGTCGATGATGATGTTGGCCAGCGAAGGGTTCAACCCCAGCCCACTGGTCGTACTCGAGTCGGCAATACGTGATATTTTGGTCAGTGCCTCAATGTATTTGTCGATGTTCATTTCAATGGGTTCTATCTGGAACTGGTGCACATTTCCATCGGACGGGTCTACGTAATCAGTCGTCATGAAGAATTTACCGACATTGTTCTTGCCCGCCATCACATCGGCCAGCTCACGCGACAACTGGTCTTTAAGTGATTCCATGTGCAGGTACACTTCCTTTTCCGTCACCTCCGGATGCGCCTGCTGGTATTTTTCAGCCTTCTTATTCCAATATTCTTCTGGAACATGCACTACGTATGCTGCCGCAATCATATTTTTATTCAGGTACTCAATTATCTCCGGAAGCGAATTGGCATCATGCATCCAGGGCATTGAGCCGAAGAAGGAGGATATCGCGTACATATTTCGGCCAAAGCTCCGCAAACAATGGTATTTCACGGCCACTTCGTGCTTTGCTGGCCGTTGTCGGTCAAATACCGGATATTTTACATATTTCTGGCTGCCGTAAAAATCAAAATCCCCGTTTAGGATATGTGTGACAGAATTAAGGTATCTTTCGTCATTCTCCGGCCAGCACAGGCGGCAGTCTTTAGACGGCAAGCACTCAAGGCTGTGTATCCACGGACGTCCTACACGGACGGATCGTGCGGACACATACTTGACGAATACCCCGTTCAGGTGGTTGTATTCAGTGAATGATTCCCGGATGAAACGGCGATAATCCCAGCTATCAAGCCATGACTGCACTTCCGGGTCGGTAGTCCACATCTGGACGCGTTCGTTATTCTCGATACCCACACGATACAACATCGGCCCCTGACCGTAGAGCAGTCCAGTCTTACGCGAAAGAATACCTGGTGCCAGATTGTTCTTCTCTATCAGGTTACGGACAGATGAAGGCAAGTCGTTATCTGCCCCCCAGGGCACGATACGGACACCGGCCACTGTCGTAGGGCTACACTCCCAGTCTGACACAGCTGATCCGAACAGGTGTGTCAGAGAATCACGAAAGGAATCCATGCGGATGGCATAGGTGCCGACCGCTGTCTCCACAAAATTAATATTACCGATTTTCTTATTCATTTTTTATACGATTTTCCAATATTCCTTTAAGTCTTGCAATCTCTTCTTCAGATAGTCCGTACATGACACGCCCTATCAGCCGATTCAGGCCCCCATACATATTACGGGCGTACCAACGGTTCTTTTTCTTGGAATTCTCACGGATTCCCCACACTTCACGATTGGTATTTACTTTGGTCTTATTCTTCTTGTATCCGGACATATCGACACAACGACCGTAAGAGAAGAAGGATACACGCTGCCCCGGGTTCTTTCCTTCCAAGAATGAAGAATAATTCAGCGAATCAAGGAGAGAACCGGAGTCTATCAGCTTCTGTTTATAGATGGCATCTGACAGTGCATCGCACAGTTCCTCTCCGAATTTGGAAAGTTCTTCCTGGATAAAGAGTAATTTAATATCGTCTGAAGCCTGGCTATTCATAGTTACTATCTGTTTTGGTACAAAATTAGCTTCAGACAAAGCCAGAGAAAAGGACACAAAAAAAGCCCCGCCGAAGCGAGGCTAAAAAAAATTTGCAAAAAATGATCGAATTCTAAGCCAATGCAAAGATACAACAATTTATTGAGTGACAACGTGTCTTGTAATATATTCATCTTCTGTTATATCTCCACGATTCAAACGTTTCCAGTCCTGAAGGTCAAAGGTTATCGAACGGCCGTCATTCGTTTGTATCTGCTCCGGAACAAGGCCCATTTCAGCGCGAATCTCATGCACAAGCGCCAACACATAATTCAGGTTACTATCCGCATCTATACGATATACCACTCTCATGACTCACCCCCTTTCTCTTTATCTTCAGGGATAAAAGCTGCAATCTCATTCCGGACGAAATAAACCGTACGTAAGTGAGTCAGTATTTCTTCTGCATCCGCATTGAGTGATTTCATGAAATAATCTATTACCTTATCAAGTTCTCTGACAGCACAAGCGGCTCCATCCTGTTCTGTCCAGTTCTGAATCACATCTACTGCTGCATCCGGCACAATACAAGGTTTCATTTCAAACCTCCTTTCTTGCAAAGGTATAACGACACAATGAACCAGCATAGGAAGAGCACGGCTACCAGCCAATGGGTAAATACGGAGCAAGTTAGGATACTGAAGGAAGCCAGTGCCTGGGAAATAAGCACAGCCTGACGGTTAGAAACTTTCTCTTCCATGATAGAAGAGAACAATACGTTTTCACGGTTCAGCCATAACGAGATACGGCTTTCTTTTACCTGACTTGCAGGCAGAACGATTTGATTTTTCATTTTTGGTAAGCATTAAAATGAAACAATAAATAATTAAATTACGGAGAGGAAACAAGAAAAGTTCCGCTCCCCGTTGCTTACCACCTGAAACAGGCTGTGGGTGCATTAACACTCCACACGGGACGGAACTTATACGATATAGTAAACCACAAGGCATAAAAAATGCCCGCAGCATAAAATGGCGAGCCATCTCGCCTGTTTCAAATGGTAAGCATTGCAAATATAGAGTTTTTTTTTGAAAAAAAACATCGATAAAGGTTGTTTTTTTTCAAGTCAGACTTATAATTATAATAGATGGTTGAAATTAAATAAAGACGCAAAGGAGTCCAGACCATCGTTTTTTAATTATGAGAAATAACAAAAAATTTATTGTTAAAACCAACAAAAAGGAGTGGATATATAAGATAATGGGATACACACCCATACCACCACTTCAACGCTGTCAACAGCTTATCAAACAAGCGATAAAAGACAAGCGATAAATTAAAATAATCGGGTATACATTATTGATACCCGATTATTTTGTTTTATAAGAACTGTCGTATGGGTGAGAGCAATTCATCCTTTATATCATCCAGTTCTTCTATTCTTGTTATTGGAGTTTTCAAGATGCTACCATCATCATTAATGAGACCGATAAACATTTTATCCGGATCATTAAGATACAGTTTGCAAATAGGACGGCGTATATTGCTATCCAAATTCACCGCAAACAAGCCCTTCGAGTCTCTAAAGTCTATGCGGTTTGGGTCAACCACATCACTTAGTAATGATACAATCCGATTAAAAAAGTCCAATTCTAAAATAGTGGTTTCAACGCCAGCTTTTTCATTTTCTATCTGGTCATTGCTCACAAGGTGGCCTAACAAACGCAATACCTGATATTTACGTCTATTGATAAATCCCTTATCCTTAACCTTTCCTGACTCGATATATTTATCTATATATTGGAGTTCTGAGTCATAGTCAGCCATATAATGACAGCAACATATCATTAGTTCGTAACAAGTGTCATCTTGAACGCCAGCTTCGAATATAGGCTTCAACATCTTATGGATACTTGCATACTTTTTCTGAGGAACCAAGTCATCAACTGCAACCCTTATGATATTATAAAAGTCTAATTTATTCCTAAGCCTATCTATTTTTTTGCTATCTTCTTCAATCCTTTTTCGCTCATTGAAAAGATATATAGCATGATTATATTCTTCATCATCATCCATGGGTAGCAATGTTATCATATACTCATATCTACTATCCATTGTCTCAAAGACAGACCCTTTGACAGGGCTTTCCAACATTCTGTCTTTAACTGTCTGAATATTATACTTAGAGATATATCCTATATGTAAGCCTCTTTTAGACAACACCATTATCGCATTAGGGTCATAAGGATTGTCTGGTTCTTCTCTTAGGAAAACAGTTTCACAAGCATATAAATTTCTGATACATTTTTTTGCTTCCCACGAACGGTAGAAACCGCCGACCACAGATATAACACCATTCTTTTTCCGCTCATCAGAAACGGGAATAGTTTTATCTGTTTTATTATATACGTCATAGCTATGATTAGAGGTATAACCTTGCTTGTTATGAGATTTGTTTTTTTGATTCATAGCCCCTATGGCTGCAAAAACAATAAAAACAATTAAAAGAATAATAAAGAATGAGCCCATGATAGAAGTTTTAAAGTTATAATCTAGGAAGGCATAAAGCCTTCATTACGAAAGTAAGTACGTTCAAATAAAAATATAAAGGCGAAAAAGGGTCGACACGTACGTGTCGAGGTCTCCGCACGTACGCGTCGAGGTCTTGACACGAATGTGACGAGGTCTCCGCACGTACGTGTCAAGGTAATTAGATTACCGCGCGTTCTTTTTATCGAACTCTTCCTTAGTCATGAAGCCTTCTTTGATTTGCTCATCAGAAGTAACTTCTTTTGACAGCAGCCAGTGATAAACATTCTGATTGCTGGTTGTAACAACATAAGCCTGTTCAAACTCCCAGTTCCTCTTCCCCATGTAATTCATCGCGTCTACCATGGAGTTAAATTCCAGCTTCTCTCCCTCGTCATCAACCAGATATTGCTTCGCGCTGCCAGTCCAGAATTTTGTTTTCTGGCCAAAATCTACGGTCACAATGATTTTGGTACTCATGAACTTTGCGCTACCTACTAATTCACAGAAAACTTTGTAAGGCTCTTGAGCCATCACGTTCAGGCTAACAAAAGCCATAATTAAAAATAAAACTCTTTTCATAGAAATAAATATTTATTATGCACGGCAAAGGTAAAAAACTTTCGTGACGAAAATATTTATTTGTGAATAAACCTTTAGCGTATCCTGTTTTGTGATTGATAAAGAAAATCCTATCTTTGTAGAAAAGCAGGTAAAATGAAGAAAATAATAGACTTTATAAAGTATTATAGAGAGCAGCGTCTTAGAGAACGCTGCGTAAAATATGCATTAAAATCCTGTAAAGGAACAGAAAAAAGTATCGGAACTGAAGCAACCTTACTTTATAATTTTTTCAAAGCAGAAAGTAAAAATCTTACTGCTTTGATGTAATCCTTCTCGCAGGAAGAACAACCGGAACGTTAAATCGAACCCTACTTATAGAACTGTTTCCTTCTGTATGCGATTTAGAAGCACCACCCCCAATAACACAACTCATTACATTAACTTTACCGTCAGTATTCTTACTTTCATCAATAGAAACAGTAAGGTCAAATTCGACATTAGTCAATAATCTTTCACCAGAAGCAGTCTGAATACTCTGCATATCTTTTATCCGGACATAACTCAAAGGGTTAATTGTAGCATCTTTGTCTTTATATTCCTCATTCAAATCAGATACAGAATCTATAATTTGGGAAATAGTACTTTTAATAAATTCTTTAAGTTCCATAACGAAAAAATCACCCCCTCATACCGTGCGCCGACCGGAACCACCCGGAACCCGATTGAATACGGATTACACGATATGAGGGGATGAAATAAAAAGGTTTATATTCGGCTACTCAAAAGTATGAAATTGTTTTTGGATGGCAAAAGAAAAGCGGAAACTTTTTAGGGTTTCCGCTTAATTCCATTCTTCAGTATCATTAAATATGAAAATATCTCCGCACGTACGTATCAAGGTAATCAGATTACTGCGCGTTCTTTTTATCGAACTCTTCCTTAGTCATGAACCCTTCTTTGATTTGCTCATCAGAAGTAACTTCTTTAGACAGCAGCCAGTGATAAACATTCTGATTGCTGGTTGTAACAACATAAGCCTGTTCAAACTCCCAGTTCCTCTTCCCCATGTAATTCATCGCGTCTACCATGGAGTTAAATTCCAGCTTCTCTCCCTCGTCATCAACCAGATATTGCTTCGCGCTGCCAGTCCAGAATTTTGTTTTCTGGCCAAAATCTACGGTCACAATGATTTTGGTACTCATGAACTTTGCGCTACCTACTAATTCACAGAAAACTTTGTAAGGCTCTTGAGCCATCACGTTCAGGCTAACAAAAGCCATAATTAAAAATAAAACTCTTTTCATCATATAAAACTCATTATTCTTCATCTTGTAAGGCGTTTGCATCAGTTGGGCGTGCTGCATCATCCTGCTCTGGTTCATTCTGAACTATACCATTAGTCAGCAAATCAATCTCCTTATCAAAGAGTTTAAAAATTCTCTTGGTTATCATCAGCAAATTCAACATGATATGCAAAATACCACCAAAAAAGAACGTACCTATTATCGTATAGAATAATCTATGATAAGTAATTGAAAAATGAATCATCTTCCAATCAACCGTCAAATGCTCACTTTTACCCAGAGTCAGATTCATAAACAACGATAACAACAACATCAACAATGATATCGGAATCAAATAGCAAATATTATAAAAAGTCTCCTTAATCAATGGCACTCTCTCCCTGTTATGCCGTGTCACAATCTTATTCATGACAAATGAGATAAGCGTAGCCAACAGATTTATAAATATCGGAATAAAGATAGACAAGAACAATGTCAGCACATTTAACACCTTGTCATTGTCTTTGTAAAACAAAAAGCTCGCACCAAATCCTAACAGCAATGGGAATACAATAAAAATATACACATTGCTTTTGTCTGTTTTCAAAATGCTATAATAGCTACTGAAAATATTCGATATGTTTATAAATTTCAGATTCATTTAACTGAAAATATTAAGTTCTGCATGCTCTTGAATAAAATCGCGAACTACCCTTTTAATGGAGAGATAAGAGGAGAAGTTATTTTCATTAGCTTCTACTTCTATCTCGTAGTAAGGCCTAACTATATTTTCTTGCCCTCCACCTAAATATAAAGTCCTGGTTTTCGTATTCCTTCCTGTGCCAATCGTAGAAACGACTTTTTTAGCACTATTACCAAATATATCATTAAAATCCGGAATTTCAAAAAGAGGATTGTTAGAATTTATCAAATTACGTATTGTATTTTCTTTACTTACACCTAATCTATTTTTAAATTTAATGGTGAGTTCCATCGTATAATCAGAATTATCCAAGCCATCCATATAACCATCCGTTCTGTCAGAATGTTCATAGTTGGCTGTTAATGTAACAGATTTGTATCGGCCATTATTCAATTCTCTTAAGAATGTATTCAGAACAACATTTTTTCTTTCGACCATATATCCTTGTTCAACCCCGTAATAATCATTCAAATATGATTTTAACAGAAGATGCATCAATGGATATATACCCTCATTATCCGTTCTTTCCAAAATCAACAAGGCCTTATTTCCACGCCGAGGAATCTTCAAAAAGTAAAAATACGGCTTAATAACCGCTTGATTACGTGTAACACGATACGCCGGATTCAATGGGTCATCTTTATCTGCAATATCAAACTCTTTACCATAAAGACCTGTTTCAATAATACCGCATATATATCTATCCCGAGAATTTTTATGATGAAATTTTATCGTATCACCATCATCTGTAACATATTCCTGTGGAATACGAACGGTCCTACTCAGCGGCTCTACATCCCCTGTACTATGACTATCTACAAAGTGAACAAACCCAGTATTATTATCAGAAATCACATTAAAAAAATCCGGGTCACTACCGAAATCAATATAGTCATGCCCTTTTCGTATCTGAATAGTATAAACTTCAATCGTTGTTTTCATAATAAGTTTTTAGCAATACGCCCCAAAGATACGTAAACTTTCGTAACGAAAGTAACAAGAAAGAATCTAGTTCCATCTAAATCAACTAAAACTGTCTTATATCATAAAGACCATCTCATTTGAATAGTAGATTTAAAGTTTAAAATAGAATATTCATCAGCCTATATACCATGTATAAAAATAGATTTTTTTCCATATATGGAAAAAAACATTGAAAAATTTCCATATATGGAAATTTTCGCAAAGTAAAGGACAAAAAAGACGATAAATAAAATCAAACTAATGTCTAAATATTAAATAATATAAAAGATAAGGAACTATGATGTTTTTTTTACGTCACGAAACTTTTTTGACGTCGTGCAAAAAGATATATTTGCATAAACTAAGTAAATAAGTAAATAATAAATATTTGTCTTATGTGGTTTATATCATGGACATTTGGCGTTTTTATCATTGGCATAATACCGATTTTAAGTTATATTATGCCTAATGTATTTTATTCAATACCTGTATCGTTTGATACTGTAAAAACATGCGATTGGGCAATTATGGGGTTGGCTTTTAATTGGACAAACTTTAATGAGACATTCAATATAATGGCTAATAAACACAGAGATGGGTTGCATAAAATAAGCAAATCGGGTTCTATCATAATTCTAATGAGTTCATTAATTCTGACATTCTTATTGTTTTGCATATTATATCAGCTTAATCTACAGGAAATAATGGGAAAACAATGTACAGAAAGCAACGTTATGAAAATGGATGATAACATTATAAGAGCCTGTACAATAGTCATTGGAATTTTTTCTTTTATTTTGAATATAATATTTATCTGGATTTTAAAACATAAATAACTATGGGAAGTTTTACTATTTTTTTGCTCATTTCAACGATTCTTGCATGTGCTTACGCTTTAGGAGTAAGTATATGGATTATTTTAGCTGTTAGAAGGCGTAAAAAAGGGGAAAAAGATTTTAAATATATTCCTCTTTATGAAAATAATATGCCTATAAAAATTAAGGAAACGACAATAACATTAAATACAACACTTCCTACATATGAAGAAACTATAATCCCTCAAAAGAAGAAAAACATTAAGCCTAAAGTTACGATATCTTTCGAGGAAAAGGAAATATCACCAATATTACTACCAATTTGATTCTCCAATATGAAACCATTTAATTTACAACATATAGAAGATTTGGAATTCTATACCAATGAAGATATAGATTATACAACTCTTGACCCTAAAAAAGTATCAATGAGCATGTCCAATGAATTGAAAGTATCCAATTCTTTAGCTGATATGTTTATGACTATTGAATACAAATATAAAGAGACCAGCACACTTTTATTAAAACAAAAGGTCAAATTCACCTTCCGTGGAGATTTCACAGATTGTGAGCCCAATGATAAAGATAATAATGAAGAGTGGAAAAATAAATTAAAGGAGATATCCTTAGAATTCATGATTGTAACATTGGGTACTTTGAGAGGTATGATTTATGTTAAGGTCAGAAATAATCTTTTTTTATCTCAGCAATTAATACCTGTTATACCTAAAGAATTCCTTCAAATAGGAATTAATGATAGCGTTAACAAATCCACACTCAAAGAAAATCATCAAGGATAATCCTTGATGATTTTCTTTTTATTTAATCGCCGTTTTCAGGCGTAAAAAACGACATACCTTATTCCCCGCCGCCCGATTTGCCGACAAACATAGTGCGAAGGCAAATCGGGCGGCGGGCGGCCGCGACGCTGCCCACCTCCCTAAACGCTGCTACGGCCATTTGCAGCCCCTACAGCCTGCCTTCGTCCCCGTAGCTGTAATAACTTCCATCCGTTACTATCACGTGGTCAAGAAGCCTGATATTCATAATTCGTCCCGCTTCCAGTAAGGCATGTGTCAGGCGGTCGTCGTCCTGACTGGGGCGGAAATTACCTGACGGGTGATTGTGGCAGAGTATCATGGTAGTGGCATTACAAGAAAGCGCCTCATGTAAAATCACTCTTACGTCTACCTGAGTAGACGCCAGCCCTCCGACTGAGATACGCTGTTTGCGGATGATTCGGGATGCCTGATTCAGGAAGATAACCCAACATTCCTCTACTTTCAGGTCTGCCATGTAGGGAAGCATCACTTCGTAAACGTCGGCGCTGGAAGTGATACGCCTGTAGTTGTTCTTCCGTTCCTTGATTCTCTTGTATAGTTCAATGACTGCCAGTGCCATCTCTCTGCGTGCCGGTGTCAGCAAGTTGCAAATGTCTTCTATCGACACATTGCTGCCGTTCGCTAACATGGCGTTCACCTGATTGCTTGTTTCCTTGTTGTTGGTGAGCTGATAAACTACTTCTGCGTCGCTCAAGTGGCGGCATTCTCCGCAAATTTCGAATAAATCTTTCATGATGTTGTTTATTAAATTGTTATACAAATAAGGTTTTCGCTAAAAACATACCTCCCAAAACTGAAGCACCCAGCATTTCCAAATGGCAGGCAAAACGAGCGTAGGAGTACCCACGGGTTATCACGTCATCGAAGACAAGCACTTTTTTACCTTTGAAAAACTCCTTGTCGAAGTTGATTACCTGCACGTCATTTACGTGCTTCCCTGATTTGCTTTCGTGGATTGCCAGCCGTTCACCCTCTACCGTGATATGGCTGTATCCGTTTACCGCTCCCGATAGTCTGGCCACTTCTTCCGAAAACTCTCTGTATCGGATTTCATTTTTCCGCTGGCTGCTGGCTGGGATACAGACAAACACCATGTCACTCGCTGACGTGCCAAACTGCTCACGGATTTTCTTTGCGACAAGCTGGGCAGCTGAAACTGCACATTTACCGTCTTTGAATGCCCACACAAATTTTCTCACCTGCCAGTCTCTTGCGCTGGCCTGATATTTTGTGGGCAGGTAGTCAAAAAAGTTGAACATGTACTTTCTGCACTGGTTTAGCATGGATTCGGTAAAGGGTTTCATATCGGTAGGTTTTAAATTTATTCTGGTGCCGAGCTCGGGTGTTGAGCCTTTTCTTTCTGCTCTTCCTGCTCTGAGCTTTTTTTTATTCCGTTCGCTTTCGCTGCGGTTTGTTTTCGCCTTTTACACCTGCTCAAAAGGTGTTCTGAAGCGTATAAAGACAAGTTTTCCGGAAAAGCCCGGCCTTGAATACTACCCTGAAAGGGTGGAGATTTTTTCAGGAACAGAGCTTGAACTTGGCATACGAAGCAGAACATTTACCTTTGCAGGTACAAAAGGCATAAACCGTAGCGGAAGTGATACCGAATTATTGGCGAAGAGCAGACAAAGAAGAGCAGTCAAGCAATACATAGCTTTAGCTATACCGCCAGTAGGGAGAGCAACGGGGTGGGTGGGCCGCTGCGTGAACGCCTTCGCAACCTCAGAAAGACTACCGAGTGTCTTTCTACCTCTTAACCCGAAAAATCCCCATTCCATCATCAAATAGCCTGCGGTTGCCGATGGAATGGGGATTTTTCGGGCAAGAGCCGATGTAAATGGGGCGATTTATCAGAAATTCGGGGCGAGTTTTTGCGTGAAAACTTGTCCCAGCAAATCTAACGGACTGAAACAGAGGTTTCAATCCGTGGCAGGAATCAAAAACCCTTGGTTTTTGTCGTATTTATGCCCGACGCGCGCCGCCCAGCGGTTGCGATTGCAACTAATTTTCGCCTTGGGAAATGTGATTTAATATTGTTAAAATATACAAAAAAATGCACCACCGTAGTACGGCAGTGCATCCAACCATCCTTAGCGAACGGTCTATAACATTATGGTGCATACGATGTCACCTTAGATTGCCATATACGCAAGAACTCCTTACGCATGAGCAGGTACTTGAGTGCATCCGTCAGGTTGGTAGATTCTTTAGGCAGACGTTCACGCGGCAACTTATCACCAGTCTTCTGTTTTACCACCATCTGGCTACCACCATCATCTACTAATCTGGTCTTGGTTACTTCCATTTCAGACTTCAGGTTAGGACAGTTATACTGGTCTATCAACAGAGAGAAGAGCTTACCAGCCAGGTTCCCGGAAAGCAGGTCAGACATAAACCGGTACTCCAGATTCGAACCGATATTCCCTTGTCCTACAGACATTAACTGTACACGCCATCCGGTCCTTCTACCTTCTGCATCATATTCAATGGCATTCTTAATCTGTGTGGCCATATCCGCCTTCACCCCCTTGTAGTTGTTCATCGCACGGTCATAGTACAGCTTCAGCACCTTGGTACGCCGGGGAGCGAAATACCGGACGAACTGTGCCCCCAGCTCCCGCACGGTATCAGGAGGAAGCGTGAAGAACTCCTTCAGCACACGGTACTCACGCCCCAGCTGCTGCCCTACCACCAGAGACAACATATTACCAGCATCCATCCCTGCCTCGAGCGGCATGTTGTTGTTATGGTAACGCAATACCGTACAGTCTTCCTGCCATCCCAGCGGCTTTTGGTCTATAATCTTATTCAGGAACCCGTCTGCATAGAAATGCCGGATGGACAGATTCGGATAGAACAACATGCTGGCCTCTATCTTCGGGATAATGGAAAGGATATTACAAGACAAGCCCTCCAGCCCTTCAGCCAATTCATCAGAGAACCAGTCCAATCCCAATATATCCGCATTGACATAAGAAGAAGAAATAAAAAAGAACGACACACGGCGGCGAGTCTTAATCCATCGCTCTTCCCAGCGTTTCATATTACGACGGGCCAGTTCGACAGCCCTGGCAGCTTTATCAACCTGATTCTGTAATGTCCGCTCAGTACGTTGCCGTTCGACCAGTTCACGGTACTCCTGCAGGTGCGACACATAGGTCTTCTTACATTCGTTATACACCAGTCCGGCACGCAGCATAAGCATAATCTGTTCTTTTTTATTCTGCGCCGACAGCTTCAAAATCCAATCGTATTCACCCAGATGGTTAGGGTTCGGCATATCAGTAGTCAGTGTCCTGGAACGGTACCACACAGACTGTCCGTAACGCACATAGAATCCACGTACGGCCTTCAGCAAGTTGGTAAACTTCTCTTCCGGAAAATATTTAACCTCGTCGCCAAACACGCCCACGTAGGAACGTCCGGCACCAATGGCCAGACGATCCAAAGATATGAAGGTAAAATTAAAGCCCGTGTAAAATACCATGGTATTACGCCAGTCGGTACAGACATTATACATTCGCAACCGCCATTCTTCCGGAGGAGCTTCGTTGATTACGTAATGCGTGCCCAACTCCCACCCCAGCAGCTGGAGCCCGTCAATTAACGATGGAATCACGTTCTTATGTAGGTCAGAGTAAGTATCAGCCACCCATGCGAACGGAGCGCCCGGGCAGTCCTGGGCTGCTTCCTGAACCCGTTCTGCCAAAACCTGCACTGTCTTGGCAGATGCACGACCGGCCACCCAATAGAGTGACCAGGGCATCATGATGGCCAGCAGCTGGGCTGTCCAGTTGGCGAAGCGTGTTTCCACGCTATCCTCTGAAATTTTCAGTTTTTTCTTGCGTGTCATCGAGAATCTCCTCAAAGTTAATATCTATTACCATCGCATCACGTTTAATGCGTGTACGGTCTTTTTCTGTAAGGTCAGGAATCTGGTCAATCTGTGCGGCAAGTGCTGTCCGGTCGATGGAAGGCACACCAATTCGAGTTGAATCAAGAGTATAGACTTTTATATCTTTTTCCTTGATTTCCTGACGTTTTACCTTATCCGGTTTATCAAGTTGTTTAACCTTCCATGCCTGAGTCAGCAAGTTACCGTATATCTCCATATCCTTCGCTCCTGAAGACGAAAGAAGTACCGTCTGTGCAGCTTTCATCAGGTTGTCGTAAATCATATTACGATGTGCGGCAGGCTCAATGGTATCATCCAGGTAAAACAGATTCACGGCCTCGTAGTACATTTCTCTGGCACGGGGACGGGAACAGCTGAAAGGTTCGTGCATGAGCATGGAGATGGCACGATCCTTTCCGTATTTGCGCGTAATGCCGACTACGGCAAAAAGCGCATTATAGTAGTCCTGCTCTTCTTCGGACAACTGATATTTGCAACCGGACTCAATGTAGTCCTGCAGCTGCTCGTAATAAGATTTCTCAAACATCTAAATCATCAAAAAAAACTTTTGAAACATTATTTTTAAACTCGATTGCACGGCGCATCTTGTCCAACCGCTGGGCCTGCGTCACATTCTCACCCGTGGCTGCCGCATCCGCCATGGAAATGCCTTCTTTGGCCGTCTGAAGGAGCTGACCACGGTCATAATGATACTTCAGGGGTGACATAAGAAGGCTATAATAGAACATAAATTCGTTAACCTCTATGTTGTAGTACATGGCTATCTGCTGGGGCGTGTAACCTATCCCAGCCAGTTTCTCGTATTCTTCTATGGGGATACGGGAAAACCATTCCGGACGATTCTTATCTGTCCATTTTATTACCGATTCTGAATTCATAGACTTTCTTCGATTTTAAAAATACATACTGTTCCTCGAGGGCATTTTCTCCATAGTTTCCGGAACCTTCCACCACATAGCATCCGGTATCTGTGTCCAGGCAAGTCACTTTCTTGTGTGTCCATCCATAGGTAAGCGTAATAATACCCTCGTTATGCAGCTGCTTGAGTCGGGCAAAAATCAGCGGCATACGGAACTTGAGCGTTTCGGACACATGAAGATGCACGGTACCAATCAATCCTTTATCCTTGTATCGCAACAGCGCATTGATAATTCGCTCGTTGGTGGAATAAGTGGCCACATAGATGTGTCGCACGTAGCCGGCATGGCGAATCAGGTACACAATGAAGGTAAAAGCAGTGAAGCTCTTACGGGTTTCAATGAAGAAGGCTTCATTGGTTCCCGGAAGGCGACCGCACAGTTCCCGTAGATTATTCAGCTTGAAACACAGAATATTCTCGAACCGCTGGGAGTACATGCGCGACTGTCTCACCTCGGCAAACAATTCGTCCAGATTGAAGTACCTATTCATCGCCCAGTAACCGGTTTATCTCTGCCAGCTCGGACTGGTATGCTTGCAGCCGTGCCCTCCGCTCCAGCTCGAGGTGTGGCTTATCCCGTTTGGCCATCTCGTCCTGAACCCGCCAGATGTTGTTACGTAATCGTTTCTGACGCACCATGAGCTGCTTCACATTCAACGTCAATAATTCTCTCCGGCGGTGAAATGCAGTAAATATCGGATGCTTGCCCAGGATGGAATGATGCTGCTGGTAGTAATTCAATTCTTCCCATATCATCCGGTTCTCGAGATAGGAGTTAATCAGTTCCCGAGCCACCTTAGCGCACTGTTCGGTAGACGTACATTCGCGAAGCTGCTTATGCAAATTCACATAGGCGTGATATTTGGTGAATTTTCGCGATGCCAGCGCTTCGAGTTCAGCCGGACAATCCGGTTCGGAAAGGAAAGGGAATTCATCACGGAACGATTTAGGTTTACGTTCTGAAAACAGCACAACCTGGGAAGATGCCACATAGGTATAATCTTCATCAATCCCATATTTTTTACACAACCAGTCAATCATCAGGCGGCGATTAGCCACCGGATTGGACTTGATCAGGCGTAAAGTCAAAGAGGGTGCGCCCGCCTCGATAAGAAGCTGCACACCCTCTTCGGCGTTCGCACCTGCACGCAACCAGGTGAGAATTGTTTGTTTCATTTCTTAGTATCCAGGAATGGGTTCAAAAATTTCACATTCTCCTGAAAATGCTTCAGGTAAAGGAAACATTTGTCTGCAATAAGCCGTTCGACCGTCTTTGAGTCAGGCTTCTGTGAGACGACCGGAAGAATCCATCCATCTGTATGGAAGTCCAGACGAATGGGGTGTACCGCATACGCACAACCATATACAGTGAGTAAGTGATACTTTCCAGAAAGGATTTCCGGACATTCTTCAAACATCTCTGTCAGCTTTTCCTTCTCCAGCAATACCGGGCAATGCGTATTGTAATCATACGCTGCAAGCCGTAGCGTATCACTCAGCAAATCAGCAGTATTTTTCATCATAACCGCTTCGGCTCCGGTATAACGATTTGGATTGAGCATACCAAAATGCTTAAATATGGCGATATGACACAAGCCTACATTATCTATCAGATAGGAACCAGGTTCAATCAGGATAAATTTTTCAGACACAGACTCAGATACTATGGCCAGCTTCAATACCTCGAGAATATCCAACTGGCTTCCTTCAGCACCATTGTATTCAATATGCTCAATAAACATATCCTTAGTATATTCTACCTGGTCACCAATGGTGACAAAGCGAATATTTTCAAGCAGGTATTGAGCACAAGATTCAATCACCTTCACAACCTCTTCTTCCCGGTGTTTCGCCTTGAAAAATGGAATCACGACAGTATAATAAGGATTTTCATCCTGTGCATTCAAATCGCCTGTAGCACCTTCAGGTGAAGTATTCACCGAATCAGAATCGGTTTTAGCTTGTAATGTAGCGTCTGTTGCTTCAGATGCTGTATCCACTGCACCCAGATTTTCAGCAGGCTGCTCTACTGTAGCAGCCTGCTCTAAATTATCTCTTTTCTTTGTCATACACCTTCTTCTAATGAAGCGGCAGCTGCCGCTGTTAAACCTAAATAACCATCAATATCCGGGTCTTCTGTTTCTGGAATCAAATTCAGAGGAATACGCCCAAGAGGAGATGAAGGAATTTCGGATGCCAGTTCAATCGTATTCTTGCAAGCCTCCTTATCGTCCTGTCCTTCATCAGAGCTGAACACCAAAGGAGTGCAAGGAGTACCAGCGATTTTCGCATCTTCAGTACCGCAATTAATCACGATAGAACCTAAGTCTTCATTCACAAGGGTATTGCGGCAAACCGCCATTTCTTTAGTGTCTCCTGGTGACTCCCATGCTGTATGATGCAAGTACCCCTTAGCATCGGCGGAACCAGTCAGAGTATCCCATGATTTAATGGTACTGGATGTACCATAGACAGCAATCGGTTTTTTACCTTCTGCAAAGGCAAAAGCAGTCACCGTAATACCATCAGTATCTTTCTTAAAGGTTTTTACATCTTCCCATCGGAAGAGAATCACATAATGCTTCTTGCCCTTCGGTCTACCGGCCGAAGAGCTTGTTTTTTTAACTGAAACTAAAGTTTCTGCCATATTCATACCTCCTATAATTATACACCCAGTTCTGCAGGTGCCAGTTCATCCACCAATGCAGTAGGCAAATACGCAAAAATAGCTTCCTTTATCCAGAATCCGGTACCTTCGCGCCACTCACCCAGCACCTTAGCCTGATAATCATCAGAAGTCATTCTCAAGCCCATGGTTTTCGGGTCTCTTGACATAAGGTGTTTGAAATTTTCTTTCGGTGTAATAAAGAACGCTCCAGTACCACGCATTCCTTCAATCGGGCCGAAAGTGAAGCGAGAAAAATCGACCTTGATTTTTTCTCCGTCTTCATTTTTAGTAGTCGGATATTTGTCGCGATATGCACGACCGTACTTGGCAATCAAGTCCGGGTCCGCATGAATGAACATGGTCTTATTCTTGTATAATGGACTCACATCATCTACCGCTTTTTCAATCTGTTTCAGCAGTTCTTCACCCTCACCCAGTTCTGCCGTTTCATTAAGCAGCCAAGTCACATCGGTATCTGAAGCCTTCTTCAAATCACACAGCTGTGTGACAAAACCATCACAAGTCTCTTCAGCCTTGTTTGGTGTAAATGAATCACCAGAAGCTTCTGGTTCTTTGTAACGTCCTTTGCAAAGAGCCAATTCGCGGTCTTCATCCAATTTCGGACGAATAAGCTGTTCAACGATATAACGAACAATCGGCATATCTTTCGGTTCCAGCTTCTCATCATACAAGTAACCCAACACATCGTTGATAATGTCTGACGGATAGATGGACACGTTGATTTTCATCGGGTACATCTTAATCGTCATAGGAGTAAATTTGGATTTGCCTTTCGGGGTGAAACGCGGAGTAAATGTCTGCAGCACGGAGTCAATGGCAGCCTGAGAAGCACGTACTTCAAATTTATCGGTGATAATTGTCGACATATAACCCGTACATGAAATAGGGCCTACCAATTTGTTGAAAATGGAAATTTTATCAGAAGAAACATACTTTCCAAATTCAGTTTTCAACTCGTTAGTATCGACGGTAGAATCACCTGTCCACACATCACCTGCAGCTGCCGCATAATACGCCTTGTTATGCATCAGACTCATGTCCGGCTTAAATTCCTTTTTCATCTTACCATCTGTTCCGTTTGTGACCTCTACACCACCTTCACCTGGTAACTTACCCAATTTTTCATTTTCAGCCTTCAGTTTCTTAATTTCATCCTGAAGCTGAGCAATGGTAGCCGCGTCCTTTTTTGACTGGGCTTCATATTCAGCAGCTACACCTTTAACCGATTCCTCGGCAGATACCCCTTCTTTCTCCTCCAGTTCAGCCAAATCCTTGACGAAAGCATCCGTAAATTGCTTTCCCCATTTTTCAGTAAGTTTCTGCTGATCACCAGCAGATAGGATGGAACGGCCATCGGCATCCTTTGCAAATGAAGAGATGCCCAGAAACGACATGACGGCAGTAACCGTCAACAATAAATTTCTGTTTCGCATTTTATTTTATGTTTTTGGTTTGTAAATAGGCAGAAACCGCGTTGTCTCTTGCGATTTCACGCGCCCTGTTAATTGCATACTGTTTATCACCGATAGAATCAATCAGGCCGTATTTCAATGCGTCCTCTGCATAGAACATACGTCCGGAAATGATACCCTCTACTGACTTGTCTAATTTCTCCCCACGGCGTGCTACCACTGAATCCTGGAATCGTTGTGCCAGCGGATTCAGCTCTTCGCGTTTGATAAGTTCATATTTACCTTCTTTGGCCGCTTCAAATGGAGCGTTCTTATAATTGGACAAATCGGAATAAATGGTATGTATCTTGACACCCTCTTTCTCGTAATACTTGGCATAATCGGGAAATGACATCATTACACCGATGGAGCCGAACTCGGAAGAAATGGTATTCGATGCGATAATCTCGTCACAGAAAATGGCCGTGTAATAGTTGGCAGAAGCGCACATATCGCAATATGCGATTGTAGCCTTCCCACTTTTACGCGCAAATTCAATCGCCGCGGTCAATGGAGCGATGGCATCCACACAACCACCGCCGGAATCCATATCCAATATGATTCCAGATATATTCGGGTTGGAGGCAGCTTCATATATCATATCGGCTATCTCGGTAGTACCATACGCGCAATACGTGCCATACTTCAGCATGGTACCGTGTACGGGAATAATTGCTACGGTATCAGCCGGAAGGTCTCCGGCAAAAGAAGATGTCCGGCTCATCTCTTTAGAGTAAGCCTGACCTTCGATAGGTTTACGATCTGCCAGCGTTCCCTCTGCAGACTTGTCGAAGGAACCAGTAATAATCTGCTCCAGAATTTGGTGCGATGACTCCACGTCACGCAAGGCTATAGCCCATTGGGAGCGCATAATGGCAGAATACAGGTGTGATAAATGCATAGTGTAATTATAGTTTTTTCGTTGCTGCAAAATTAGATGCACTATACCACGCATAAAAGGACTATAAAAACTTGCTCGATTCCGGCTGCTGCCCCTTATATGTCAATCGTAAAGCATGGGGAGAACCGTCACCTGACAGGCTTAGCACCACCGGGAACTGGTCGGTACCAACTACCCTCGAATTGCCGTCAGTATAATCCAACCGAACTAAAAGATAGATTCCTATCCATGCCATTATTTCTCTCTGATTCTCTTGAGAAGAGTCAGAAAACGAAATTGTGAGATTAACCTCGTAATTTGTACCATCAGAAGATAACTGTTCGCTAAATTCAGCAGATGAAAATTTCATTTTGTCCCAAATGCCCGATACCTTAATCTGTGATACACCTGGAACATTAGTCACCGTGGATTCAGACAATGCGATAAAAGACACGCCGCAAATTGCAGCCCGTTTACTTTCTCTATTTTGCATAATTGCTTAAAGTTTAAGTAGTTTTGCACGTGAACCTGCAAAATCAATTAAAGATTAATGTGTGAAATAATATTAAGGGAAAAGGCTTAATTGAAGTTCATTGGCAATCTCAGTAGTTATGCGACGACGATTACGGTAGTCATACTTTTTCACAGTGTCGTAATTAACTGCATTTCTCTTGATATTATAGCTATGAAGAAACGCCTGGATAATCTTATCCTGCTTGTACCCCTTCGAATAGCCTACAAAGAAGTATTCCTTGATACGAAGCCTGAACTGAGCTTCGATGAATAATCGCAGCTGCTTCTGCTTCCATTCTGGAATGTAAACAAAATTCTCACTAAATATGGAATGGTTCCATTCCTGCACAGGGAGAATTATCCGGAAAGGATTCTCCCCCAGCTCTTGCTTTCTTGGTCGGTCCGTAATAGTAACCATTGCCTGGATCATGCGACCTATCTCATGTGTACCATCCGCCATCAGCTCACCCGTACGCCGGTTCTGCTTCAGCTCATGGTATAGAAAGTCCTGAAGATGCGGTGCCAAATCAATAATAACGAAAGGTCTGTCCATAATTATATATGCTTTACGCAAAGATAACCATAATGCGGTAAATATCTCGCATAAAACCATACATATCAACCCACCTTTCGCATAGATAGGTCTAAAATTCGTGCTTGAGTGCACAAACAGCCTTAAAAAATCATATCTATTTGATTATCAACATATAAAAACCGTACTATTTTCGTACAAAACCCGTACAAAATCGAGTGCGCTGGTACTTTCGTGCATTTTTCGTGAGAAAGTACGGAAAGTACGGAATCGTGCAAAAAGAGTGCAGACAAAACATTTTGAATATCAATTAATTAAATGAATAAAAATTCATTCTGCACGATTGCACGATTTTTTTTCTAAAATAAATAAGGGTATATTTACAGCCTTAAAAAAATAAAAAAAAGAATATTATTATATGCCGGATTCCGCTTTTTCGCACAAATGCACACCAATTCTTAATCTATCTAAAAAAGGGGTGAGAGGGGAAAAGCCGGACAGGGGAAAACAAATGGCGCACCGCACGCACAAAGTGCGTACAGTACGCCAGGAAAATGCTTCGACTATGGTTTTCGATAAATGTTTCGACTGTTGTTTACATCAAAGCTTCAGGGTAATATATATCGCATAAGAATTCGAATTCGCGTGGGAGCTTTCGGCAACCAACAATCACCGCAATACCTCGTGCGGCCAGCTCGTATAGACGCTGGGTCGTGGATGGGCTTTCGCGGAAATTAAAGTCATCTACCAGCACATAATAGGCCTCTGAGAGTTCGATGTCATATATGGAATGCTTCAGAATCTTCCTGGCATCGCTCCTGATGGTAGCCAACCGGCAGCGCATGGCCAGCTCGCAAACCATGTTCGTACGCTGGTTATTATCCGGACTGATGCAGGTCATTATTTTGTTGCTTTTTTTGCTCATATAATTTGCTATTTATTTGGTAGTTAGCTGAAAAAATCGTACCTTTATAGAGTAATAAATTGGGGTATCGCATACCTACTTCGAGTAGAAATGTCTGCTCAAATGAACAGGTTTTACGTATCCTGGTCTTCTGTATATTTTCCGGTAATCAGCCGAAAATTCAATCTTATCCATACTTATGTCATCGTGCTGGTGATAATATATGTACTGGCAGACTACCTTAATAAACACATCAATACTTTCTGGAACAACCACTTCACAGACGCTGATAGTATCGCCCGGTGCCAGTCCGTCAAGCATATTATATACTTCTTCCTGGAACTGGACGAACCTTACCATATCTTTACGGTATACGTCCAGCTCGGAGTCATCATTCAATCGATATTTTGATAAATCATTGTTCATCAGTAAGAAATTCTGCTATCATTATTATTCACAGCCTTTTGTTGCGCATATTCAGAAGATGTATAGTACTCAGGTGTACCAATGGTAAAATATTCCACACCGCCTGCTTTATCGTCCAGGATAGGATTACCTGAACGGGCGTCAAACTTGCAAGGCTTCCCGGTCACCGGGTCCAGCTTCTGGGGATTGAAGATGTAGCCGCGGAACTGGCAATACTTCAGCAATCTCTTCTTGAACTCAGTAGGAGAATTAGAAAACTTGCGCATGTTCGGATCATAGTTGCAGTATTCATCATACAGTGTCTTACGAACCAGCCGGACATTCAAGTGAGAATCTGCACTGAAGTATTCATCTGCCCAGGAAATGAATACCTCAGTGATTTCCTGACGTAACCTACGTTCAATCAAACGCTCCTGCGGTGCCTGTACGACTCCAAACTGAAGGTAGAGCTGCACGCAATTAGCTACCAGATTCCAGCACAAGTTCCATTGTTCAAAATCCCATTCCGTAAAGAAATTGCATCCGAAGTCATCTATCGGCTTATGGGTGTCGTTGTAAAAATCACTGAACCCCAACAGCCATTGACGATCTGTGAAAGAAGCACCTTCACCCCGGATAGCATGATTAGTGGCAATGTATATCTTTGGAGAAGTCTCGTATGGAAATGTAATACGGCGGCCGCCCTTATAATTGACTGTCCAATCCCCTGTAAGATTTGGGAATAGACGTTCAAAGTTAAAGTTCATCAGCACGTCATCAATGAATACCAGTTTGGTATTCTCCACCACGTCGTTCCATACGAACTGGTCCTCCAGCAAATCTTTTCGCTTCCCGTTCACGTAAGCTGAAGGCAGAATATGTTTCATCAACACACCAATAAGCGATTTACCGGAACGCCCATTTGATTCTCCCACCTCTGATTGCTTGCCGTCCATGCCAATGACCGCGCGGTTAACGGATACATCCTTGTACTCCATTGCCATATAACCAATGGCACAGAGTTTGGCCAGCAGATGTTTTCGGTTCTCGAGTAATTCCTCCGGTTCAATCTCCATTTCTCTTTTACGCCAGGTGAAGTTGCTGGTATTGATCAGGAACTGCAAAAAATGGCAGGTCTTCCCTTCCGGAGACAAGGTATAGACCAGCGTGTCATCATGCCCGGTAAAGGTGATCAGTGGACGGCCAAGGTATTTTGCCGGGAAATCACGTCGCTGTTCTGCCCATACATGATGGGTGATTGACTCGTATCCAAGCTCCTTCACTTCATGCTGCGTCACACGCCAGCAGTTTATCTGAAAATAGAATATCTGTTCGGTACCTACCGGATGAAGAAAGTCAGGATAAATGAAGTGTAGCAGGGATAATTTATCCGGCCCTACATACTGTGTCACACCCTTAGACAGCATTTCGTTGATAGCTTCAGAACAGTTGTTTTCCGCAAACTCAAAAAGGAAGTCGCGGGCTTCTGAAGCCTCGATTATACGTACAAATGGCTGCTCCAGCCGGATGAACTGGAAAGAACCATCCAGTCTCCGGAAGCGGCCAAAGCCACGGTTCTGCAGGAACCGACGGCTAGGTACATAGCGGAACTCATATTCCGTGTAAGTATCACCGCTCCGGCGGGACTTCTCCACCGCTTCCCAAAACATTTCATCAGATTCAATCGCCTGGGCAGACTCAAGCTGCCCGGATTCATTGATACGCCAGCGGTGTGAACCATAGCGGAACTCCGGAAGACGTGACAACACATCCTTGTGCATTTCGGCAAAATGCTTAACCGAATCAAGGCCCCATAACGTAGACAGCTTATGGTCAGTATAGGCCGAGATACGAAAAAGCTGAAGATATTTTCCCGTCAGGTTCTTTTCATTAATCAGCTGGTCGAAGTCGGCCATCAACTCCTGTTCCTTACCCTGAAGGGAACCAGACAGCAGGTCATCAATGCCCTTTTCGTTTTGCTCGTTTTTCTGCACATGGCCGACATAAATTTCTACGTATAGTTCTCTGTTCCGGAGAGAACCCATATAGTCACGAAAGTTACGCGCTGCATAGTAGAAATTACGCGGACGCTTCTCTACCTGGTCATTGATACGTATGTTGGCCGAAAGGTCATTCCAATCGGAATCCATAATGAAAAACACTTCCTGGACATGACATTTCTCAATGATTCGAATCAGGTCTTCAGGAAGACGGCCACCGCAGGCAATGTTCTGTATGCCGGATATAGCCAGCGAATACATGCCATGCTTACAGGCTTTTTCTGCTTTCTTCTCACCTTCCTGGATGAAGAGTCGCTGCAGGTGTTCACCTTTGTTATAAAGCTGACGGATTTTGTCCGGAATGTATATCGGAGTACCGCCCCCATAAGGTGAACGGTACTTGAAGGGTTTGCCTTCTTTATCCAGGTGTTCCTCCGGGTACTGCCAGCGAACACGGAAGTATTCGCGCATTTTGCCGGTCGGTTTGCCCTTTGCGTCTTTCTGTTCATAAGTAACAGGTTTCCCCTCGAGGTCATAATACTTGATAATTACATCATCGCCATTCAAGTCGATGTCACCTTTGGAATTGACCGTACCTTTGCTGAAGGTATGGGATAATGTCACTGTATGATTAGTGGTAGAATCAAAGATATGTGCTACCACATCGTCCATGGTAAGTCCTGAACCCTGAAGCATAGCAACACAATAAGAAGAAGCGTCCAGCCCCTTAAGCTCTTTAGAACCTTGTTTGGGTTTTGTTATCTTTGGTTTCGCAGGAACAGGAGAAGAGGTAATATCCACCCCAAATCGTTTAGCCAGATACAATAGCGCATCGTTGAACGCCATGTTCTGAACCTTCATTAAGTAGGTGAGAGCGTCATGACCGCCGACGTTGCACTTATTAAAGCACCCATATAGTTCCTTTTTTGAATTGTAATTGAACGTATTCTTACCACATACTGGGCATTTACCCCGGTAATCGTACCCTTTTTGCTCTTCCATGTCCTGGAAGTCTCTAATGACTTCCAAGACATGCCCCTCGGCAGCTCTTTTTATTCTGTCAGTGTTATCTTTGGTTATATATTGGCTCATATTCTGGTTATTTTTTGCAAAGGAAAAAATTAGAAAGTTGCTGCAAAAGGACTATTTCTTAGTAACTATCTCCAACCTGACTCGCCCATGCAGTCCATTGTTTAGGAAAAGTCGGGTGATTTTCATCCATATATCGTCTTCCGCTGCGTAAGTGGCAAACGCCCGAATAATCTTACGAGCATGATATTTTTGCATCCTACGGCGTTTTACCAGGTGCAATCTATTCAGTTTTACACTATCTTTTTTTCTTGTCATGGTTTTTCTTTTTTATGAAGAATTTGTGCTTAGCACGCAATCTTCGGTTCAATTCTGAAATACGGTCGTATTCAGTGGGTATGTCTTTATATGTCACCATCTAATAAAACTCCTGCTATATCTCGAGAAAGCACATCAAGAATAAATATCCGTTCATTCTCTGTGTAATTTTGAATATGTTCCCGGACAAAACCAAGTTCCATCCGAGCTACCTCCTTCAGCTCTTCTCCCCTTGGAGAGAGATAACCGATACCGGCTATCTCGGCCGATATTTCCGGATTTGTATTTTTTGTTCGGTCTGTCATAATATTCCTCTTTTTACCAGACGAGATATTGCTATTTCTTCTCCCAAGCCAATTAAAAGCCAAGGATCGGCATATTCAACAGTAATATTCGACATATCCTTATATTCAGCATGCTCCTCAATCTTTATGATACGTAATACACATTTATTATGCGTTTTTTCGATTTTCATCTTTAGTATATCAGTAATTTCTTTATCGCATAAAAAACTTATTTTTTCCATACTACTATATTAATTCCACATATTAGGTCTATCTTTAATTCTCTTGAGGTAAGCGGCAATTTTATGGGAAGCATCTTCACCGTTTTTAACGAATATCCTGGTATGAGTTTTATCACCAGGTATCGCTACATACCTACCATTCTTTTCAAGTTCCCGTTGCCGTTCTATTTTCAATTCAGTACCGGAAGGATTCTTTTCAAGGTCTATTTTTCGCGGAATTAACGGGTCGCCTTCTGTTATCATATCATTAAAGTTTAAGTTTAACCATTCATAGATTTATAACATGAGATAAGTTCTGCAGTATTATTTACACCCAGTCGAGCTCTCATATTGTTGCGATGCCGGATCACGGTAAATACAGAAATATTCATTTCTTCTGCTATCTGCTGGTTAGTCATACCTGAAGCTATCAACTCAAGGATATTTTGCTCTTGAGTTGTCAGCTTTGTGTTGAGAACCGGGGAACAAACTACACCACACAACTTGCAGTCAGCTGTGTTACGTAACGGGCATGATACCTGCTCGATATGCAGATTCCCTCGCAAGTCAATATCCAGCTGGAGAGTGTCAAATGAACCGAAGTTACACCTGCAGAAACGGTGAACCATCATAAACTCATAGTAGGAACGGTTCATGCTGCTTCGTGAATACAATTCAGATAAGGCTGCAAATGCACCTGGGTATCTGTCATTAATTAGTTGCAGCATAGATTGAATAATCTCCCGGTCTGTTTCTTGTAACACCTTTACCGGGCCGTTCATAGGCTTAACTATCACATCCCCTTCAGGAGTGCTATAGAATTCGATATTTGCAAAATCAATCATGGCTTTTAGGAAATAATTCTTCAATGGGACGACCTAATACTTCAGATATAATTTTTTGTTTAAGTGGCGGTGGAGTAATCTGTCCAGATAACCACCTGTACACCACAGACTCAGATGTCTGTGTTTTCTCCATGAGCAACTTCACAAGTTGTGTTCGCTCATTCGGCTGGGACTTGATGTCAGTAAATACCATTTTTTCAAGATTTTAGTTAATAATGGACGTAACTGAATCTTTTTTTACTATTTTCGTCACGTCAGAAAACTTTCGTCACGCAAATATGCGTAGTATTTTTCGCATACCAAAACATTTATGCGATAAATATTTCGCATTAACAGTATATAACAAAATGGGAAATAATAAAACTAATAGTGAGCTAAAAGAACGAATGCTGCAAATATGCACAGAATTAGGACTATCAGCCAATAAGTTATCAGAGGATAGTGGTCTGAGCCGTGAGTATATCCGCCAAATGAAGGACTATATATCTCCTGAAATGCTGCGGTACATATCTCGCACATATCCCCACATAAATCTTATATGGCTAATAACCGGCGATGGGGACATAGTTAATAAGGCTAATGGCGAGGACGTATCCTTGCTAATACGAATGCTGAATGAAGAGCGCGAAAAGAATAAATATCTCAGCGATAAAGTAGCACAACTCGAGGAGGAATTAAAAAAAATTAAGTCCTGAGTGCATTTGCAAATCATTTGTACTCAGGATTTTTATATACCGTAAGCCGGGACAATATCGGGACAAAACGATATAATAATCAGCTCAATTAAACATACAACATCATTGATAATCAAATAGATAAGACGCTAAACATTTGGTAATAGAATCCAGTCACCCCGACTGCTGAAAATCAAGGAGTTAAGATAAACATCTTAACTCCTTTTTTTTGATTCCTACAACAAATCTACAACATTTTTCCGGGTCAACGTAAAAACGGGTCAACGTAAAAACCTGAGGGATTTATTGTTTAGGCATAAATTTTAGTCAGTC